AAAAGAGGGATCTGCGGGATTAACTGGCCAACCAGTAAAATTAGCATATTCATATGGATCTGCCTGTTGTGCAGGTAGATCTCTCAATCTTTGTCTGTAGGTTTTCCAATTATCCAGAGATTTAGCAGCAGCAGGGACACTAGCTAATTCCATACCAGAAGCAGCTTCCCATACATCTGATAGCATAATCCAATCAGTATCTTTGAGAAGATTAGTTCTCATTGCACGCAATGAACCCAAATTCTCTGGTATAGCATTATCAACAAAATATTTTTCACGATTTGCTTTATCTAACGCTGCTTGTTGTTCAGCATCGTACGCTTCTTTGTACTGTGTACGAAGAGGTGATAAAGTTTCATATAAAACCGTTGCTTCGTCAATTTTAGATGAATCATTTGTGGTGAGTTCTAACTCTCCACGCATATCCAAATTCTCTGCAAGGTACCAAGCGGGTTGATCAACAGGATTTCCTGCTTTCCAGTAGTGCAGAACCTTAAGTTCATCTACACCAGCAACGTGGAAAGTTCCATTGATAGCGGGAAGGACAGTATTAGTCCAATCACTATCGGAGATCTCAAACCCTTGTTGAGTACCGTCTGGATTTCTACCGCCGATAATTTTTCTGGAAACCCAGAGAATAAAATCAGCTTCCGCAAAATTACGAGCCATTTAATAGATACCATCCTGTCAATATGTATTTATCACCCGATAAAACTAGGTTTCCTTTATGGGTGTGAGTATAACCTGCTGGCCAAATCATTACTGTACCAGTAGTAGGTTTAACTCTTCTTTTCTGATCTAAAAACTCAGTTTCACCTCCCTCAAAACCCTCATTAAGGTATATCATCCAAGTTAATACCCTTGGAGAATGAGACAAACCCATAGCTTCGTAGTGCCAAGTATGGTATCCACCACCCTCAGGGGTATGCTGGAACTTGATTATACTACTCATCATTGGTTGTGACTGTAGTTGTCTGTATGTAAAGATATAATGATCAGTACAAGCTCTAAGATACTGTATAGTACATCTCTGAAGGTCGTGACTATTATGATTAATTAAAATCTGTTTATCATACCTACCTAAATTTCCATTTTCAAACTGAAACCTACCATCCCCAAGAGTTTCATCAATCTGGGGTTGTATAATATCTGCCTGATCTTTTAGACTTTTATACCATTCAATGTACTTGTTACATACATTTTCTGGCATAAAATTATCCCAGACTCCAATGAAGTCTGAGAAATCAACCTTTGTTAGGTTCTTGTCCAACATCAACTCTAGAGGTTTGATTGGTGGACTCTGATCCTCTGCCATAACAAATCTAAAGGGTCAAAAATTTTGCCGAGTTTTTTTCTGGGTTTATTATAACACAGTTATGGTGCTCCGTCACCTGGCTCCCATAATGTGTTGATATCTGAAGTTGCGAACGCTCCAGCTGGTAATGATATTGCGAAGTTACCTGTAGCAGCAGTGTTAGCATTGGTAGATGCACCAGTGAAGTCAGCAACGTTACAATGAACTGTCAAGTCAACGTAATCGTTGTCGCTATTAGCACCTGTTATATCCTCAACTAAGAACTTACCATTAATAACCTTACCAAATAGTTCACCTGTTGTATTACCAATGTGACATATAATACTTGAGCAATTCCAAGTTGATCCAGCAGGTATGCTAGCTGGTGATGTATCAACGTAAGTCTGGTTAGTACTGATAGGACCAAACTGCATTGTAGCACCCTGTTGTGTTATGCTTGCGACTTCTACCCAAGCATTACAGTCAGTACCATCACTATCCCAAACACAGAACTTCTGGTTGACTCCACCAGTACTGGAGTTCTCAACGTGGTATCCACCAACGCCAGGAGCACCAGTTACAACAGCACTATATGTTTGACCACCAGTAACTGTAACAGTTGCTGTGTCACTACCTGTAGTTGTATTTCCTTGATCGAATGATATACCAAGAGAAGAGATAGAGTAATTTCCAAGTGCTTGACCGTGATCAGATGGATTATCATTCCATCCAAAGTTAAATGTGACTTGAGCAGATCCACTACCAGTGGTTATTAGGTTACCAGTTCCATCGAAGTACATACCAACATTACTGGTAGATCCAGACTGGTTGAAGTATGCAATATCCTGATAGTCACTGTACCTAGCAACACGGAATGTAAGTATCTTAAATCTTATAGCAGATGCAGCACTCTGACCCATTGAGTTAGATGCTTGTAGTAAGATCATACCCTGTCTCTTACTTGCAGACACAGCATTAGATCCACCAGCAGCATTACCATTTTCAGTAGGAGCTATCTTAATACTACTCCAAGTACCTGAGGTTGCATTTCCATTAACACTAACTAGATTACTATTGGTTCCATCACCAGATGGGTTCGTTCCATCATCAGCATAGTTACCATAGTAGATGCCACCCGTAACAGTATCAGCTGATCCCGTGATAGCCCATCCAATTGTAACTGCTTCTTCACAACAGAAGTATAACCAAGGTAGAGCAGCAGTACTCTGACCAGAAACATATGAGTAGGATGCACTACCACCTGAAGGTGTATATGCTCTAGTAACAGTCAACGTAATTTCAGGCATAAAGTATACCTGAATATTAACACTAGCAGAATCAGATCCACTTGCATTAGTAGCAGTAATTGTGAATGTAGTATCTTCTTGAGGTCCAACAGGTAAGGTACCACTGTCTGTAGTGGGGTTCCAAGAAGCGAATGCTGGTGTAGATGATCCTGAAATAGTATCAGCATTAGAACTACTCCAAGTCAAGATTGCCTCAGTATCATCATTAGGATTATAATTACCTTGTTCAATAACAGTAACGTCAGTAGATAGAGTAATACTAGGAGCTGGTATAGGAACAACAGTTATACTTACTGACTGAGATGCTTGACCATTTGCATTGCTCAATGTAACAGTATAAGTTGTGTCTGCTGTAGGTGATACTGCTTGTGAGAAGTATGCTATGTTACCAGCAGAAGTAGCAGCATTATCCCAAGTGGTGTCAACAGGAGAAGAAGTTGCAGATATAAACGTATCAGCATTAGTACAACTATATGAAACCGTTGCAGTTGATCCAGCATTCATAGATGTTGGAGTGACACTCATACTGATTTGTGGAGCATTAGCAGCAGCTATAGTACATACAGCAGTAGCAGTTGTGTTACCCCAAGTGTTGCCTAGTGTAATAGTGTATGTGGTTGTAACGGTTGGATTCTGAGTTATAGTAGCACCAGTTGGGTTAGTAGCACCGAAGTTAGATGCGACAACAGAAGTTGCTCCAGGTGCTGCGTAAGTAACATTAATAGCAGAACCAGAGGTCACTGTTGTTGGTAATACAGATAGGTCAACAGTAGGTGCTGCCTCGTATGTGATATTAGCAACAGCAGTCATCTGTGTGACTGAATTGTACTTAACTCTAATCTCGTAATTTGCTTGAGTACCACCACTAGAAGGTGCTTCAAGTGTCATACTAACAGTATCACCGTTTACATATCCAGTGTTGACTGCACCACCAGTACCACTAAGGTTAATAGGTGTTGCACCAACAGATTGTCCACCAGATTTTATTACTTCAACATCAAAACTGTAGTTGGAACTTACACCAGTGAGTTGGAAACTTACAACTCCATCTCCAGATGCTGTAGTTACACCAACATCGAAAGGACCAACCTGATCTGGTACTGTATCACCAGCAGGAGGTACAGGAGGTGCAGTGTATGCAGAACTACTAACTCCAGCAAAGATCATATATGCTGTTTCTTGATACTCTGGTTGTAGATCTGGAGTACCATCTAAACCTAGATCAACGTCTAAACCAAATGTTATTTGTGTAGCATCTACAGGGGAATACTGAACGTTCCACTGCATCATAGCTGCGGTTGGTCTGATTAAACAATTACCATTGCTATCGTATACGCCCTCGTTTGCTTCATCACCATCAGAAGGTGTAGAATCACCAAGTCCACTACCACCTCCAGAGCCAGCAATTCCACCCCACCCTATCCAGTGTGAGTGTGGTAAACTTGAACCACCTACTGCTGGACATTGAGAACCATCGTGTGAGTTTGGACCTGAACTAGCACCACCTTGAACCTGTGTATCACCGCCACCAGGAGATGTACGGTCAGCAGTTAGACCACCACCAGGAGTAATTTGCCAAAACTCATTACCGTGGGTGTGAGTTGGCCAATGTGGCATTGTATGGTTAGCTAAGAAACCACTATTAACCGCTAAATGCCCATCTGTAAATTGTGTTGCTGATTGTTGTACTCTAGATGTGTTAAACACACTCTGTACACTTCCAGTTACA